GTACCACTTCCCGAGGAGGGCTAGCCGATGGCGACCCCGTGTGGACTGCTGACGCCCTTCCGCCGCGACGCGAGCGACATCGCGTCGGGGACTGGTGCCGACCTGCTGCGCTCCAAGGTGGGCCAGGTCGTCGGCGTCGAGCCCGGCGAGCTGCCGTGGCGAACCGGCTTCGGCGCGGGAACCCACGCCCTCCGACATCGAAAGAACGACGCTGCCCTCGCCGCCCTCGCGACGGCAAGGGTCCGCGCGGGGTTCGCGGCGTGGGCGAAACAGGCCGCGCTCGTATCGGTCGACCCCAGCCGCCCTGCAGCGAACGTCCTGGAACTCCGGGTCGCATACCGGGACCAGACGGGCGCGACGCCGGACGGGGTCGCTGTCGTTGAGATCTGACCCACTGGACGGGTAGCCTCGGAGAGACCATGTCGACGTTACCAACCAACGCGGACTACACGGATAAGGACTTTGACGCCCTGCGAGCGCGCCTATTCGCGCTCGTCGGATCCGCTTTCCCCGCGTGGTCGGACACCGACACTGCCGGCTTCGGGACTCTCCTTATCGAAATGTTCGCATTCGTCGGAGACGTCCTGACCGCCTACCAGGACAACCACGCCCGCGAGGGGAAGGTCGTCACCGCGACGCGCAGGCGGAGTCTCATCCAACTCGCCCGCCATGTCGGCTACGAACTCCCCGGGTCGTCAGCCGCCACAGTGGACGTGACGTTTTCGCTCTCGGCGAGTCCGCAAGCAGACGTGACGTTCCCGGCGGGGACGGAAGTCCGGACCCCGGAGATCACGAGCCCTGTGCGGTTTCGGCTGCTCGCCGATCTCGTCATCGCCGCCGCTGCAGATCCCGCCACCGGCGTTGGCTCAGTCGAGCACTCAGAGCAGCACTCGCAGACCTACGACGCGGCGGGGCTTCGCGACCTGGCCATCCTGCTGGACCGATCCCCGTTCCTCGACGGCTCGGCTGACATCACGGCGGGCAACGGTGCGTACGAGGAACAGGACAACCTGCTCGAGTCGTCGGCGACGGACCGCCACTTCGAGGTTCTCGTCGACGAGCACGACCGGGCCACGATCAGATTCGGCGACGGGACGACCGGAGCGCCCCCCACTGGGACTGTCGCCGTCACATATTCGACGGGCGGGGGAGCTGCGGGCAACGTGGACGCCGCGGCGATCAACACGATCGAGGGATCGTTCCTCGACGCCGAGGGTCGCTCGATCCGGGTCGCGGTCGCCAACGCCGAAGCCGCGTCAGGGGGCGTGGCCCGCCAGACCGTCGAGGCCGCTCGCCTCGCGATCCCCGAAAGCATCCGGGCCACGAGCCGCAGCGTCACCCGCGAGGACTTCGAGATCCACGCTCGCGAGGTCGCGGGCGTGGCGCGCGCGCTGATGGTCACATCGAACGAGGACGCAGCGGTCGACGAGAACGCTGGGATCGTCTACCCGGTGCCGGACGGCGGGGGGACGCCCTCTGCTGCGCTGCTCGCCGCGGTCTTGACGATGGTCACCGAGACGAAGCCCTGCACGCTGACGTTCAGCGTCCAGGCGCTCGCCCCCACGTATCTCGACGTGGACGTGTGGGCCCGCGTCTACCTCGACGCCGACGCGACGGGGGCGACGGTGCGGGCCGCGATCGTGGCCGCGCTGACCGAGTGGTTCCAGATCTCGAACACCGACGGGACGCCGAACGAGAACGTGGACTTCGGCCACAACCTCGTGGGGGACGAGGTCGCCTGGTCCGACGTCTTCGATCTCGTCCGTGACACGGTCGGCGTGCGCAAGGTCCCGCCGACCGGCCTCAAGCTCAACGACGCGCCCGCGAGCCTCGCGGTGCCGACGCACTCGTTCCCCGTCCTGGGCGACGTGACCATCATCGACGCATCGACCGGCGAGGCCCTCTGATGCCGGTCACCAACGGTTCGTTTGAGGAGGGGTCGGTCGCCGACCCCGGTGTGCCGCTCGGGTGGACGATCCATGCCGCCACGAGCCTGCGCCGCGTGGCGGCCTTCGGCGTTCCCGCCCGCGGCATCGAGGCTTTCGGCTGGGCGGCCACGCTCGACGACCTCGTGGCCGAACCACTCGCGGTGGCGCAGTTTGATACGCTTCCCGAGGTCAGAGAGGACTTCGAGGAGGGCTGGTCCAACGACGACTTCTATACTGCGCTCCATGCAGTCGAGATCGCGACGTTCGACGGCGACCCCGACGAAGCGTTCTCGTGGACGACGCTGCTGGGGTCGCTTGCCGTGGTCGAGGTGGAAGCCGCAGAGCTCGGCGACCCGGACAACGAGGAACTGTTCGGCCCGGCCGGGTGGCTGGTGGACGACGAGTACTTCGACGACTGGAGCGACATCGGCGGCGACGTTGCCTGTCGCATGTTCGACGGTCTACTCGAGGAGCGGTTCGAGACCGACTGGACCGAGATCGGGTCTCTGTAGGAGCTGGAAGATGGCAGAAGCGGATTGGACCGAACTCAGCGACGGGCTGAACATTGCGACAGTGGATCGTGGAGCCACTGCCGGCATCGACGCCCCGCCCGGCGGGGGGGACTTCGTCTTCGCGTTCAACTCGCTGATCGAGGCCAGCGGCGCGGTCGCGTTCCGCGTCAACGGTGGCGGGTTCGACCCGATGGCCAAGGGTGGCTCGATCCGCGGGTGCGTTCAGCGGGGTGCCGGCGGCGGGGCCACGGGGTTCGCGCCTGCCCTCTTCGTCTGCGCGGCTGGCCCAAGCGTCAACGACAACGCATACCTGCTCGGCCTCTCGAACGATGACCCCCATCGGGTCGTCCTCGCCAAGGGGCCGATCGCTCTCGCCGTGGACGACTACCAGGGCAGCTACGTCCAACGGGCGGGCGACGCGACGAAGGCGCAGGGCGAGTGGGCACACCTTCGGCTCGACGCGGTCGTCAACGACAATGGCGACGTGGTCATCAACGTCTACGAGAGCGACCTCGACGAGAACCCGCTCAGCGGTGTGCCCGACTGGAAGCTGATCCAGGGGATCACCCAGCTCGTCGACGACCACCTCGGCATCAACACCGGGTCACAGCCCTACACGTCCGGGCGGATCGGGTTCTGCGGGCGCGTTACCGACGTGACCAGGCGGATGTTCTTCGACCACATCGAAGCGTTCAGGCAGGTCTGATGAGCAGCACGAGCAACCCACGACAGCCGCCAGCGCGCTCGGGCGTCGAGAGCAGGTCGGGGCCGCCGCCCAGCAGCCCCGTCAACCTGGCGGGGGGCGAGGACCACTCCCCTGCGACCGCGCCTGACGAGCCCGACCCGAACCTGCTACCGCTCGAGGAGTACCCCTGATGGCGATCACCGTGACCCACGAGATCTCGCTCGGTGCGGGCGCCCCGCACCAGCACATCGCCGTCCTGAAGACCTGGCTCGAGGCCCGCGACGACCGATTCACCGTGATCGATTCGGGGCTCGCGGGGTTGACGGGGGCGTGGGTCGTCTTCCAAGAGGTCGGCCAGGACTGGGAGCTCTTCATCGGCGGCGGCGCTGCGTCGGGCAACCCGCCTTATCACGCCGACAACTACCTCGACGTGCCCGACGATGACGACTGGCACGTTGCGTTCGCGCCCGGCGGCGGCTGGGCGGTCGGCGTTGACGACCCGGAAACGGGCGGCGGGGGGACGCCGCGGATGTTCCGCGACGCGCCCTACGGCGGGACCGAGGGGCTTCCGGCGGACTGGCCGGGCTGGCACTCGCTGATCGAGATCGTCGACGCCGCCGTCAACACCAGCGCCGTCGACTCCTACATGACGATCATCGACGACCCCGCCACCGGGCTGTTCGCGCTGCTGCTCGACACCGGGAAGACGAGCGCGTGGGACGCCGCGATCCTCGTCGCGCCCTACGACGTGGACGCGAACACCGAGGCGCTCGACACCTACAGGCACGCCCTCATGTGGGGTGTGCCGAAGGTGAACGCCGGGGCGGGGCACGACCTGGTGCACGTCACATCGGGGCACCCCGACGATCCGACGTACAGGACGGGCGCGCTCCTGCTCCCGCCCGCTTACGACGGGGCACCCGTCACGCGCGGCCGTCCGTGGTGCGACGGTGCCCCTGACATGCAGGGGGCCCTCCACCCGTCTCCGTTCTTCCCCGCGGCGTCGACCTACCAGGCGGCCCGCGTCCGGCTCTCGTGTGAGACCACCGGGCTCCAGCACCACCGCGGGCACATTTCCGCCGCGGCGCTGCGGTACGCCCCCGACTCGCTCGGCGCCCGGCAGCTCATCGGGGATAGTGGGGAGTGGATCAGCCCGCTCGCGGGCGCGCAGATCGTTCTGCCGTGGGACGGGTCGGCCGTCTAGGAGGTGAGTCGTGGCCCGGTATCTCTTCTTTGTGACCTCGGGGGGCGAGCCCAAGACCGGGCTCGTGCCGGCGGTCGACGGCTGGCGAAACGCAGACGCCACGTCCCCCGGCGACGTGCCCATCCCGGCCGAGCTCGACAGCGTGAACGCGCCCGGCGTCTACTACTTCGACGCGGTGCCGACGAAGGACTGCGCGGTGGTCATCGACGCTGATCCGGCAGGGGTCGGCGGCGTGCCGGTCGCCGAGCGCTACCTGTTCGTGGTGGTCACCCCTGACGACGCCGCGCTCACCGAAGCCCGCATGCAGCGGGTTCTCGCGCTCGCCGGACAGATCAACTACCGGCTCAAGGAGCCGACCCACGACGCGAACGGGAACATGACCGTGGCCACGCTCGTCGGTTATGAGAATGGCGCCGACGCGACGGCCGACGAGAACCCGATCATCACGCTCTCGCTCGCAGCCGTCTACGATGACGACGGCAACCTCGACAGCTACGTCACGCGGGAGGTCTAGTGCCGGGGGGAGCGCCCATTGCATCACGCGGTCGCGCAGGTCAGCCCACGGGCGCCGTGCTCGCGACACGGGGGCTCGGGGGCGGGGTCGGCGTGCCCACCGGCATGACCGTCTTCAACGCCCGCCTCGGGACCGACCATGGCCGCGTCGACCCGTCCGGGGCCGCCGCGTCCGCAGGTGCCCGCGTTCTCGTTCTCGGTTCTGATCTCGTCGGGCGCGACGAGGTGCTTGCGGTGGGCGACCGCGTCCAGGCAGTGCAGACGCTCGACGTGACCACCGACCACCTGCTGCGCGCGGACCTGACGCTGCGCACCCCTGACGTCGTGCCGGACGGGGCCGCGTGGGAGGCATCGCTGCTGATCGACGGGACGAAGGTCGCACAGATGGCCGGGCGTCCTGGGCAGACGCGCTCAGGGCTTGACCTGGTTGCGAACGTCTCGAAGCTCGCCGGCGCACACGTCTTCGCAGTCCGGCTCGAACTGGTGGGGACGTAGATGCCCGGCCACAACATTCCCGGTCTCTACGTCGACCGCGCTCGATCGCAGACGCTCCAGGACGGCGACCGGCTCGCGGTCATCAACCGGGACCCGTCTCCAGACGAGACGGGGGTCCCGCGGGCGGCGACAGTCACCGTCGAGATCGTCGACATCGGCGACCCTGCGATCGGGATCATCGAGACCGACACCCTGGTCTGGATCGGCGGGGTGCTCGCGTGGAACGGAGACGAGGGCGCGCGCCCGGGGTTCTCCGGCGATGCAACGATCACGTCCGACACCTACCGGCTTGTGCTCTCGCGGGACGCGGACTTCTCATCCGAGGAGGAAGTCGAGATCCGCGTGCAGAGCGGGCTCGTCGACGAGTCGGAGTGGATCGATGTCACCTACTCGTTCACCGCCGAGGACTACACCGCCCCGTCCCTCGTGGCCGCGCAGGCGACCGCGCAGACGACGGTCCGTCTATCGTTCAACGAGGCGGTGGTTGTGGTCGATGCCGAGGGCTTCGCGTTCGAGGCCCTCGACGCGCCCGCCGTCCCGATCGCCGCGACCGCAGCAGTAGCCGACGGTACCGCGGTCGACGTGACCACGGACATCGCGATGTCGCCGGACGCTCAGTACCGGGCGACCGCGACCGGCATAGAAGACGCCGCTGGCAACCCGATCGGCACGGCCAACACCGCGGCATTCGCGGGCTTCCGCGTCCCTCGACCTGCGACCAGGCGGTTCGACATCTGGACGACGATGGTCCCTGCGAAGAACCGCCGCGAAGACGCCACCGGGGAACTGCGAAGCTTCGTCGATTGCCTCCAGGACGTGACCGACCTCCTGCTCGCCGACATCGATCGCTTCGACCGCACCTGGGACATCGAGCGGGCATCGAGCACGTTCCTCGAGTTGATCCTCGCCGACCTCGGAAACCCGTTCGACTTCGGCCTGAGCGTCGCGCAGAAGCGGCGGCTCGCTGGGATGCTCGTCGACCTCTACCGGCAGAAGGGGCTCGCGGCGGGGATCATCAACGCGGTGCGCTTCTTCGTCGGGATCGAGGTAACGATCGATCCGCTTCGCGAGGTCACGATGGACCTCGGGGTGTCGGAGCTTGGGGTAGACTGGGAACTCGGTTCTGGTGATACATGGATGCTCTTTGCGTTCGCGGTCGTCTCCCCCGTCTCGCTGACGGACGCGCAACTCGACGCGGTGACTGACATCGCGGAGCACATGAAGCCGGCGCACACGCACCTCGCTCGGGTGGTCGAACCCGAGGTGCCCGAGGATGTCGACCACTGGCTGATCGGCGTGAGCGAGATCGGCGAGGAAACGGAGCTGCACTGATGGCGAATCGACGCGACTACTACTACCGCCAGCCGGTCACCGAGGGGGAACTGGACGACGGCTTCGCTCAGATGGAAGCGGCGATCACGAACCTCGCCTCGGACACCGGGATGTACGGGATCGTTTCGGGGCTCGTCGCGACCGAAAACGATCCGGTCGCTGACCTCACCGTCGATCTCACCGGCGATGGAACCGTCTACGATCGGCTCGGGCAGCGCATCCGCGTGGACGCTGCGCAGGACGTGGACTGCTCGGTCGACGAGAGCAGCGTCCCGACCGAGGTCCAGGCGGAGGGGAACGAGCGGTGGCTCGCGGTCTTCGCGGGCTTCGACCGCCTCCTCACCGACCCGCGCACCGACGGCAACGGGCAGACCGTCTATTTCGAGCGCAACGAGAGCTTCGAGATCGTCGTGCGCCAGGGGGCAGAGGCGGGCGACGGGCTCGCGCAGCGCGTGGGGCTCGACGATGCGCTGATCCTGATCTGCGACATCAAGATCGTGGAAGGGCAGACCCAGATACTCGACGCAGACATCAGCACCACGCGCAGGCAGACCTTCGTGATCTACGAGGCGAGCCAGGTCGAGATCGACCCGGGCGGGCTCGTGGCGCTCGCGGCACTCGGGACCGTCCAGGCCGCGCTCGAGCTCGTCGACGAGCACCTGGTCGGGACGTCGGCACATCACGCCGCCGACGCGATCGACGCCGAAGAGTCCGGGTGGCTGTCCGGTGCGACCGTCGCCGCGCAGCTCGCTGAGATCGTCGCGGACCTCGGGCTGACGACCAAAAACACGGACGGGGCATCCCGCATCGGGGCGGAGGCCAGCGGCGCCTACATGGCGGGCACCGTCAGAT